TACACAAAAGATAACCCAAATGGCTTACCATCAATGAAAAAAATTAAGGTAAAAGGTGTTGATGTTTGGGATGATTCCGACATGATGGAGCATCTTGAAAACATGGTTAAATCTAAGTTTGCAAACAACGAACAGGATAACTCAGACGTGCCGTTCTAACCTAGCGATGGGGGTGCGACCATTCAACGCACATTTTAAATTATTTATCATCATCAAAACAAACAAAAATGAGTATAAAAATTGATTACTTTGGAGATTTTACCAGTAGTATTATAATATCTGAAGATAGGTTTAAATATCTTGAAGAGGCAGGTGTTGAAATATTATCGTGTGTGGAATATGATGGCAAACCAATAGCACCAGGTGAAAAGCAATTTGATATTACCTTTAAGGTAAATAATATGAGCTTTTTACATTTTATGCATGCCGGTATTAAATATTCAATGGACAAATATTATAAACCTTAAACTATAACTTATGTGGATAGTATTTTCAATTGAATTTGGAGTAGTTATAATTGTTTCTTTATTATATGTACATTTGATAAGCAATGAGGATAACAATTACGATGATGAGTAACCATGTACCACATTGCATACGGTAAGATCTGCTTTGTGGTCTTTTTTTACTTATGGACATAAATCTGATTATAAAAAAATATGGCAAGTTTATAAAGTCCAATATCTCATCTTACACAACAGATGATAATACCATCAACGAAATATATCAAAATGTCCTTATTAAATTATGGCAAAAATCACCCGAATCAGTCAACCTTAAATACTTATCAAAACTTGTAAATTTTGCATTTATTGATAATTACAGACGCAACAAAAAACATCTAAACTACATACCAGTTGACAAGATTTACTCAATAGCTGATTATTCTGATTTGGTTGTTACAAAAGAAGATAATATTGTAACAGAATTACGTTTAAAAAGTTTATTGTCAAAAATTGACAACTTAAAAGAAAGCCAAAGAAATGTAGTTATTTTAAAGCTTGCTGGTTATAACTTTATTGAAATAGCTAAAATATTAAACACAACACAATCTTACTCAATAAGCCAATTTTATTACGCAAAGAAAAATTTATCTAATGCAATTACGAGATTACCAGGTTAAGATATCAACCAAAGCTTGCGAGCTTTTAAAACAATACAAAATAGCCTATCTATCCATGCAAGTTAGAACAGGCAAAACACTAACTGCCCTTAATACGTGTCAACTTTATGGTGCAAAAAACATACTCTTTGTAACAAAAAAGAAAGCTACATTAAGCGTAGTAGCAGATTATGAGCATTACAAACAACACTTTAAATGCTTTGTCATAAACTTTGAGCAACTGCATAATATCACTGATCAGTACTTTGACCTGGTGATAATTGATGAGGCTCATTGCACTGGTGCCTTTGCCATTCCTTCCAAACGTACTAAAGAATTAAAGAGGCTATGTCATAACCTTCCAATCATATATCTTAGTGGGACACCATCACCCGAATCTTATAGCCAACTTTATCATCAATTTTGGATAAGCTCATTTAATCCATTTACACAGAAAAACTTTTATACATGGGCTAGAGAGGGATTTGTAACCATTGAATCTAAGTATGTATTTAATAGACAGATTCATGATTATACAAATGCCAATAAAGAAGCCATTGACAAAGTAGTAAGCCATTTATTTTTATCCTATACTCAGGAAGAGGCAGGATTTACACAATTAGTTGATGAGCATATCCACCAGGTTGCCATGTCTGATAGGACATACCAAGTATGCAATAGACTACGTATTGACAAAGTTGTCATAGGTAAAAATGGGGATATTATTGAAGCAGATACCGAAGTGAAACTACTATCAAAACTACATCAGCTTTACTCAGGCACTGTTATTTTTGATGTGGCTATGTGTGATGAACAAGATTCAGCTATCACTGATGATAGTAAAGTGAATTATATCTTTGACACGTTCAAGGGCTTAAAATTTGCTATCTTTTATAAGTTTAAAGCTGAACGTACTGTCCTAATGTTAGGAGCGCAAAAAAGAGGCTTAAAATGTACCGAATCACCGGAGGAATTTCAAGCCAATGATGATATGATTTTCTTATCCCAATTTGTGAGTGGTAGAGAAGGTGTAAACCTATCTACTGCCGATTGCCTGGTGTGTTACAATATTGATTTTTCTGCAGTTACTTATTTTCAGGTAAGAGCAAGGCTACAATCTAAAGATAGAGTTGAAGCTGCTAAAGTACATTGGATATTTGCCATCAATGGCATTGAGGAGCGTATTTATAAAGCAGTATGCAATAAGAAAAATTATACCACATCTTATTTTGTTGAAGATTTGAAAACTATGCCAGTGCAAGCAGTACAAGCCATAAAATCTAGTACTATCGTTGCACGTAATGAAGTGCAAATATTAGCATACAAAAAAATGGCTTTGCAAAGTTTGAAAAAATATCCTACATTCGATGCCCGACAAATTGAAAACTACTTATGGTGCTGGTGTAATGATATGCAAGACAACATCATTAAAGCCGGTATTGATACACAATCATTTTTAAAACTATTAATAGATGAGAACATTTTGGACAGACAAAGAAATTAAATTTATGACTGATAATTATAGCAATATGAATTCAGCTGATATTGCCACTATACTTAATAGACCAATGGGTGGAGTGTATGGTAAAGCTTATTCAATGGGCTTAAAAAAGTCAAAAGAGTATTTAGCAAAGATGCTGGAACGTGAGGCAAAAAAACTAGCCGAATTTGGAAAAAATTACCAATTTAAAAAAGGTAATGTACCTTACAATTATGGACAAAAAATGTCCAAAATACTTTATGAAAAATGCCAAAAAACCATGTTTAAAAAAGGTGCAAAACCTCATAATACAAGGAAGGAAGGCGAAGAAAGCAAATCTACTGACGGTTATACTTATGTAAAGATTGCTGACAATGACTGGAGGTTAAAGCATAGGGTAATTTGGGAGCAAGTTAATGGACCCATTCCAGCTGATCATATAGTAGTGTTTAAAGACAATAATCAACAAAACTTTGACATCAACAACCTGGAGCTTATTACTAAAGTTGAAAATATGCAAAGAAACACCCTTCATCAGTACCCGGAACCAATAAAACAAATCATCAAATTAAATAACAAACTAAAAAAACAAATCAATGCAAAACAAAATTGAAGATTTACGCAACCATTTATTTGCCTGTCTAGAAGCTTTAGCTGATCCTGAGAAGCCAATGGATTTAGACCGAGCTAAAGCTATAGCCGATGTAGCTCAAGTAATTATTAATTCTGCAAAAGTTGAAGTAGATTTTATTAACAAAGTTGGCGGTGTAGGTACTAACTTTATACCTCAAGAAACCCGACCAAAGTATGAAAGAATCACAAATACAACATCAGATAATAAAGTGGCTTGAAACACAAGGCTGGCTAGTAGTTAAAATTATTCAAACTAATAAAAATGGTTGGCCTGACCTGCAACTTCATGCATTAGGCACAACCATTTTTATTGAGGTTAAATCTGAAAATGGCAAACTATCTGAGCTACAAAAATATAGACACAAACAACTACAAGACAAAGGATTTTTCGTAATTACATCATCATCATTAAACCATTTACAAAATGAATTTATTAAAATCAGCGAGGGACTACGCAGCAGCAGGCTTATCGGTAATCTCAACTGACAACACTAAACGCTCCATTGGATCATGGAAGCAATACCAATACAACATACCAACTGATCAGCAACTTATTACAATGTTTGCACATCCTAAAGTGCAAGGACTTGCAGTTATATGTGGGGCTGTATCTAACAATCTAGAGGTTATAGATGTGGACTGCAAATATGGTGTCAATTTTACAAATTATTGTGATAAAATACTTGATGCAGATCCTGTGCTATACAGCAAATTATTTATCGTTAAAACCAAATCTGATGGCTACCACATTTACTTTAGATGTGAATTTATTGAAGGAAATCAAAAGCTTGCAGAAAGGCCTCCAAATGATGCAGAATTAAAAGCCAATCCAATGGCTAAATCTTATGTATTAATTGAGACAAGAGGTGAAGGTGGTTATGTTTGTGCGCCTCCAACACCAGGCTACAACCCAATTGATGGAAATAGTAAATCAATACCAGTTTTATCTATTGATGAGCGCGATACACTTATGAGTTGTGCTAGGGAATTTAATCAAATTATTGAGACCATAGAACAGCCAAAAATAGCTCATAATAACGATAAGCTTACCGTGTGGGAAGATTACAACAAAAGAGGTGATGTGCTTGCACTACTTGAAAAACATGGCTGGTCAGTTTTAAATAATGATGGTAAAAAAACTTACCTACTTAGACCAGGCTCAACCACATCTGCTACATCTGCTGTATTATTTAATGACACAAGGATATTTTATCCTCATACAACCTCTACAAACTTTCAAAATAAGGGTTATAATCCATTTGGGGTGTATTGTATGCTTGAGACAAATAATGATGCTAAAAAGGCTTGTAAAGAGCTTAGTGATATTTATGGTGAGGTTAATACTGGTGGTTGGTTTTGGTACCATAACAAAAATGGAGCTGTAATTATTGAGCGTTATGCATTGCAAAAGTGGTTACATTATAATAACTATCAGCTGTATTTTCAAAACGCAAAAAATAAAGTATACCGTCTCATACATGAAGAGAACAGGCAAGTAAGAGAGGTTTACTCAGAATCAATAAAAAAGTTTATAAAAAAGAAGCTTGTTGATGCTGGACATATTGACGTTATGGAGCAAATCATAAAGAATACCAATAGCATATTTACTGATGCTTTCTTTGAATATATTGACAAGTCAGAGATTGAGATACTTAGAGATGAAGCCAATAAATGCTACTTCCCATTCAAAAATGGTATTGTAACCATTGACAAAGGTAATATTAGCAGAATAGATTATGGTACCATTAATCAGTCCATTTGGGATAGCCAAATCAATGACTTTGATATTTACATAAATAAAGATGTTGATATTACAGAATGCCAGTATTACAAGTTTATTGAGAAAATTAGTAATGATGAGCCTGAGCGTATAAGTTATGCAATGTCTATAATTGGCTACATACTACACAGTTATAAAGATTCAAGCCGACCTTATGCAGTGATTTTAGCTGAAGAGACTGATGATGAGACCAAAGGTGGTGGTACTGGTAAAGGTATATTCTTTAAAGCTATAAGCAAACTTATACCTACAGTTACAATGGATGGTAAAAACTTTAAGCCTGATAAAACATTTGCATTTAGCCGGGTAGAGCTTGGAACAAAGCTTGTAATCATTGAAGATTGCCCTAAGAATGTAGAGTTTGAGCGTTATTACCCGACCATTACCGAAGGTATGACCATTGAAAAAAAGAATAAAGATGAGATATTTTTAAGCTTTGATGATAGCCCTAAGCTTGCATTTACTACCAATTATAGCATAGCATCTAATGCAGAACATGCTAAACGTAGGCAAAGAGTACTGGAGTTTGCTCCATTTTTCTCATCTACAAAGACACCTGAACAGTACTTTGGTAACAAATTATTTAATGACTGGGATAATGATGAGTGGCAGCGTTTCTATAACTTTCTTTTTATCTGTGTGCAGTACTATTTTATTAATGGCATACAGCCAATAATGAATAGTGAAAAACTTAATAGAAAACAAATTAAACTACAATTTAGTGAGGATTTTTTGGACTATTTTGACACCATTATAGAAGATTATTTAGGGCAGCAATTACCATTAAATGATGAGTGGAAAAACTTTCTAAATCGTTATGAATTACAGCCTAGAGATTATAGTTTAAAAAGATTCTCAAAAGGGTTACAAATAGGTTCCCAAATTTTTGGGATTGATTACATTGGTTACAAAAATAGACAAGATAACAACAAAAAGTACTTTAAAATAGGAAAAAATCATAATAACTTCATAGAAAGTGTAACCAATGTAACCGATTTATTTTAATTGTAACCGATTTATTTACGGATTGGTTACATCCCAACGTATTGAAAATCAATTAAATAACAACATTTGTAACCGATGTAACCTATTTTTATATTTATTTTACTAAAGTATATATATATATATATATAGAGAGAAATAGAAAAATGGTTAAAATTGATTACATAGATTACAAACAGATAAAAAAGATATGGAAAAACAAACGATATTTAAGGTGTATAATTCTAGCAGAATTATGTGTTATAAAGTGGCTACAACAACCAGGACAGATGATGAGATTTTAGGAGTCATAATTCCAATGTATGATGGCATGAAAAATCTTTACAAGGTTTACAAAAATGATGAGCTTATCCATGTCATAAATTCAAGAAAAAGAGATTACAATAAGCAACGCATTTTAGAGGTTAATAGTGGCAAGATATTTAAAGACCTTACCGAGATGAAGGAAGTATTGCTATTAGACCGTAAAAAAGCATTAGATTTAGTTAAGAGGTCATTTAATTATCGTTATGTCTAAGAAAATGATTAATTTTATATTGATTAAACAATTGTAAATCATCATGGCAGGAACAGGAGGGGCTAGACCTGGAGCAGGAAGGCCTAAAAAACAATTTGAGTTAGATGTCAGGAACATCGCAATAAAAGCTATTGAGGAGTACTACGGTAGTATTCACAATGGCTTTGTTACGTTACTGAATAGCAAGGAGCCTATATTGATTAAGTTTTGCTGGGAGCATGGAGTAGGTAAGCCAACAGATCAGATACAGATGAACGTAGAACAGGACATCAAAACATTCCAAGTAATACAACTACCGGACAATGGCCGAGATAACTTCATTGAGCCAATAGAGCCGATAGATGAAACAATAGAGCCAATTGAATAACATCGAATATATAAGGCCACAAACAGGCTACCAAACTATAGCTTTATCCAGTAAGGCTGATATTGTCATTGGTGGTGCAGCTGCGTTTGTAGGTAAGACATTTGCACTTTTATTAGATCCTATTAGACACATAGACATCAAAGGATTTGGTGGTGTAATATTCCGTAGGACCAGCGTACAGATAAGAAATGAGGGTGGATTATGGGACACCAGTACAAAGCTTTATCCAATAGTTAAGGGTGATGCAAGGGAATCATCATTAGACTGGAAGTTCCCAAGTGGTGTAAAGATTTCATTCAGGCATTTGGAGTATGAGAAAAATAAATATGATTGGCAGGGATCACAGATTCCATTCTTAGGATTTGATGAGCTTACACATTTTACTGAATCAATGTTTTTTTATCTGCTATCACGTAACCGTAGCTCATGCCAGGTGAAGCCTTATGTTAGGGCTACATGCAATCCTGATCCTGAGAGTTGGGTGTATAAACTCATAAGCTGGTGGATAGATGGTGAGACAGGGTTTCCAATACTGGAGCGTAGAGGTAAGCTAAGATACTTTATCAAGTATGGCCATGATTACATTTGGGGTGATAGCTATGAGGAAGTGTATGAGAAAGCTGAGCATATCATTGAGCCAATGATAAAGGCATCAGGATTACAACCACAAGACTTTATCAAGTCCATTACGTTTGTTAGTGGAAGCATTTACGATAATAAGGAAGGGTTAAAGAATGATCCTTCTTATCCAGGTAACTTGCTTAGTCAGGATGAGGACACCAGGAGGCAACTACTTGAAGGAAGGTGGAAGGTGAGCAACAGTCCTAATGATGTGTATGAGTATGATAGCTTTGCAGGGTTGTTTGAGAATGTAAAAGGAGTTAATAAGACAGGCAAGTACATCACTGCAGATATTGCAATGAAGGGAAGCAATAAGCTTGTAGTTGGATATTGGGAAGGTATGGAGTTAGTGGACATGGAGATAATGGATAAGAGTGATGGTAAGCAAGTGATAGATTTAATTAATCGTATGGCTCAAAAGTATTCCGTAGAAAATCGTTATATTTGTTATGACGCTGATGGTGTAGGTAGTTATGTGGATGGATTCATAAAGGGTGCAGTACCGTTCAATGGTGGGGCATCAGCAATGAGTGTAAAGGATGAGGCAAGTGGAAGGTTGATAAAAGAGAATTACTTTAATCTAAAGACACAATGCTATTACAGATCAGGTGGAAGGGTTGGTGATGGACAGATGAAAATTAGTAAGAATGTAGCATCTAAGATGTACGATAGTACAATGACGGTGAGGCAAAGGTTTATGTATGAGCGCAAGGCTATCCAACGTGCTAAGAGTGATTATGATGGTAAGCTTAGGATAGTGGGCAAGGATGAAATGAAAGTTAAGTTAAACGGGGATAGCCCCGATTTGTTGGATATGTTTATGATGCGTGAAATGTTTGAGTTAAAACCAAAATTAATGTTTGCTTATGAGAATGATTGACAGGCTGTTTGGAGTTCCTAAGATAGTAAAGGACTTACAGCAACAAGTAAAAGCTTTACAAAGTACATCAATGGGAATGACTATCAATGCAAGTAATGCAATCTTCCCAAGTTGGCAGACTATTGAGGCAATCAACCAGTACTGCACAATTGATGATATTTATTCAGTGATAAGCTATCTAGCTGAGACTGCTGCAAGGATTCCATTCTATGGTTATGAGATTGTGGATGATAATGCAATGAAGTCATACAAAAAGTATGACATGAAAGCATTACAAAAGAAGTACTATAAAACTAAAGCTTTACAAGATTTACAGCCTGATGATATCTTTATGAAAATGTTGGATGGCATAAGCTATGAAGATAAGATAAAATATTACACAATCTTATACATCACTGGTGAGCTTTTTTTATACAAAGAAGTGTTGGAGCTTGGGCCTAATGCTGGCATGGTTACACTTCATGCATTGAACAATCAGAATGTAACGGTGTTGGTTAGTGATACGTTCCCTCAGGCAGTAGTAGGGTATAGATACTTTGATACAAACTTTGATGGTAAGTTTACAACAGATGAGATAATTCATGTGAAGTATTACAATCCAACCATTACAAATGGTCAGCAGTTCAGGGGCCTAAGTCCTTTGCAAGTATTGACTAAACGTGTTACCAGGTTAGATGCTGGAATGAATGCATCAGTAGCACAAATGCAGAATGGTGGGGTGCCAGGTATTGTGTATGAGAAGTCTGATTTTGCAATTGAATCATTGGGGCAACGTAAGAATGACTTTAGCAAGTACTTAAGAAATAGCAGTAACAAGGGTGCGCCATACTTCGCAGCTGGTGAGATGGGATATTTAGAGTTGGGATTGAGGTTAGCAGATATGGAGGTAGCTGATTTACAAAAGATAGACTTCACAAAGATTTGCAATGCTTATAAGTTCCCTGAGGTGTTGCTAAACAATACAGATAGCAGTACTTACAACAACATGAATACAGCATTAAAAATGCTATACACAAACTCAATCTTACCAAACATACATTTGTTTAGGGATGCATTGATAAGGGGCATATTGCCTATGTATCAGGATGGAGTGAGCAGAACAATAGAGATAGACATAAGCGACATTCCGGCTATGCAGGATGATATGAAAACGCAAGCTGAGGCATTGGGTGCAATGTGGTGGATAACACCAAATGAAAAGAGAGAGATACAAGACTTTGAGATGATAGATGAGCCTGTAATGAATCAGATTATAATTGATTCAGGTAAGCAAGTGATAACGGATTTAACTATGAGTGTTCCTGATTTACCAATGTTGTAATGGAAAAAAGTATAGAGCAAATTACACAGATGATACACAGTAAAATCTCATTGATGCTTATCAGTGAGTTGCCAGTGCCATCATGTCCATTAAAAAAACAACAAAGGGAATGGAAGGTAGAGCAAGTAAAAAAAGCATTAGCAAATAAATTAAGTCCACAAGGGTTAAGCATAACAGTTAGTTTATGACACAACAGGAACAACAGGCATATTGGAATAAGTGGAACAAGTTTCAACAAAGGTATGAGAAGTTGTATGAGCCTAAGTTTCATAAAGCTTTAAAGATTCAATTGGATGCATTTATAAAGACACAAGATCCAATGACATTACCGGTGTTCCCCATATATGAGGTGTTAGTATCATTGTATAAGACGGTGGGGCCAGCGTGGGCTAGAGTAACTAGAACGGAATCAATAAAGGCTGATGATGCATTTGTTTCAGGTCAAATGGGATTTAATGAAAGGATAGTGGAGTTGATGAATCAATACTATGGTATTGATTTGTTGAATGATGCAAACCTAATGACAAGTTACAGCACATCATTCATACAACAGGTATTAAGTGATGCAGCAGTAACAGGTGCCTCATTTGATGATATAGTAAGGCAGTTATTGGTTAGTCCGGCATTCAATGCAATGAGGGCAAGGAGGATAGCAAGGACTGAGACAGTTACCAGTGCTAATGGTGCTGCTATGATATACGCAAATGAATCTGGTAATGTAATGGAGAAAGTATGGATAGCAGTAAAGGATAACAGAACAAGGCATGATCATAAGATGGTTGACGGTACAAGGCTACCAATTGATACACCATTTACTTTGACAAATGCTAAGCTTGGTGATATTGGGATGATGCAACCTGGTGTGAGAACACAACCAAATGGGCTGGCAGTCCCAGCTAGTGAGGTAGTAAATTGCAGATGTACGGTTGCATTTCAGGCGAAGAGGGATAGGAACGGTAGAATAATTAGAAGATAAGATACTTGGTTGGCGTAATTGGGAATAAATACCAACATTAGGAAACGCCCTTACATAGTAGGGAGATAAGGGTGCAAATCCCTTACCAAGTGCAAAATTATTTTGGTCATTTATTTAAAATAAAATAGTAACTTTATATCAATGAACAGTATTTACACAATAAAGGACATTTCAATAGCATCTGAGATAATGGATATGAATCCAATACAGGGCATTGTTACTGGTTACTTTAGCAAGTTCAACAATGTTGATGCAGATGGAGACATTATGAAGCCTGGAGCATTTACTAAGACAATTAGTGAGCAAGGCCCGGCATCAGCACAACCTAGAATTAAGCATTTACTTAATCATGATCCATCACAACCTTTGGGTAAATTACTTAGTTTAAAGGAAGATGCAAATGGATTGTATTATGAGAGTCAGGTAGGCACACATGAGGGCGGTATGGATTTTATAAAGATGGTTGAGAGTGGATTAATAACTGAGCATTCAATAGGTTTTAAAATTATCAAGCGTAATCAAGTCCAATCCTATGAAAACTATTTACGTAATCCATCATTAGGACAATTTGAGATTACTGAGGTAAAGTTATATGAGGGTAGTTCATTGACGGCATGGGGTGCAAATGCATTAACTCCAATCACATCACTTAAGGGTGATAAGAATTTAGATGTAGATATGATAGTGGCTAAGACGGCTGCTATTGACAAGTTCTGCAGAAATACAACGGCAACAGATGATACAATACAGATGTTGTTGTTACATAGTAAACAATTAGCTCAATTAATTCTAGATATGAAATCTAATACTACTGAACCGGTTAACACCATTCAGCCAGCAGATGATACAATAGATATAATTAGGCAGTTTAGAAATAAAATTTAATCAAATTACAAAAACCATAAAGACATGGAAAAGAAAGAATTAATGTCAGAATTGGAAGCGTTAAAGTCAACACTTGAAACTTCAATATCTGAAAAAACTAAGTCTGAGATTGCTGATCAATTGAAATCAGTAGTAACAGCAGTTGATGAGAAAATCAACGCATTTGGCAACGGTAGTGATTCAGCTGAGGCTGTAAAAGCTATGACAGATGAGTTCAACAAATTGAAAGCTGAGCAAGCTGCAATATTGAAAGGATTTGATTTGTTGCAAACAAGAGTTAAATCTTCATCTGCATCTAGCATGGAGAAAAAATCTTTTGGTCAATTATTTACTGAAGGAATGGAAGAGAATTTCGACCAAATCCAAAACGTAAAGAAGGGTAAGCCATTCCGTATGGAAATCAAAGCTGTTGGTAACATGACTTTGTCTAACAACTTAACTGGTGATGGTGTTGCATCTTATGCAGCTACACAAGCTTTATTGCCATCTCAAAAAATCAACTTTAGAGATTTGATGCCAACTGCAATCAGTCCAACTGGTTTATATGTTCAATATCGTGAGACTGGTGGAGAAGGTGCAATTGCAGTACAAACTGAAGGAGCTAGCAAAGGTCAAGTAGATTATGATTTATCAGAAATCAAAATTGTTGAAGATTATATTGCAGGCTTTGCACGTTTTTCAAAGCAAATGGCTAAGCAATTACCATTTATGCAAACAACTCTTCCAAGATTGTTGCTTAGAGATTTCTACAAAGCTGAGAATTCTGCATTTTTCTCTACAGTTAGTGCTGCTGCAACAGGATCTACTTCATCAGCTGAGACTGATGATATCAAATTTATCGTTGATGCAATTGCTGCTCAAATGACTGCTAACTACAATGCATCTTATGCGTTAGTATCACACACACAATTGGCTCGTTTAAACAAGCTTTTGTATGTTAATGGTTACTATCAAGGATCAGGTGGTATCTTGTCAAGTGTTAACGGAAACGTAGCAATAAGTGGTACACCAATCTTACCAGCATCTTGGGTAACTGATGATAAAATCTTAATCATTGATAGAGATTATCTTGAGAGAGTTGAAACTGAAGCTATCACTGTTGAATTCTCAATGGAAGATGCAGACAACTTCACTAAAAACTTAATCACTGCACGTATTGAGTGTTTAGAAGATGTTAACTTAATGATGCCTGCATCTGCATTATATGCTGATTTCGGTAACGTATAGTAAATAGTTCGTTTGTTTGATGATGATAAAGGCCTCACCTCTAGGGGTGGGGCTTTTTAAAATAAATAAATCATGGTAGATTATAACAGTGTCTTAGATGTTCAATTTCAGGATGGGGAAATTACGGAGCCGGTTACATTAACTGAGGCAAAGAATTTTTGTAAGATAGACATCAGTACTGATGATGATTTGATTAATTTATTGATTACTGCTGCAAGGCAAATGTGTGAAGCTTACACTGGTGTTGGATTTGTAGAGCATGATGTAGTAGCAGTGCTTAACAATATGAACGGTGATATTTACATTCCTTATGGCCCAATGATAGCCATTAATAGTGTTGAGAATGAGCAAGGAACGGTGTTGATATTAGATACAAATTACACAATTGGTGGCAATGAGTTTAAGCGTTTAAAAACACCTTTGCAAAATAACATTACCATTGATTATACAACAGGGTACACAACATTACCGGAGGCATTAAAGACGGCATTACTTAACCAGGTGTATTATTTGTATGACAACAGATCAGTAGGAGTGGATGACATTAGTCCAATAGCTAAGATAATTTTAAACCTTTACAAGCGTGTATAAATTAAATCGTAGAGTTACTATCAATAGATACACAACAAGCTTGAATGAGTTTGGTGGATTGGTTAGTGTACTTACTGGTAGTTGGTCAAAGTGGGCTGAGGTTATTGATAGAGACGGCTCTACGGCAAAAAGTTATGACCAAAATCAATGGACTTATGACCAGAATTTTGTGTTAAGGTATGAGCGTGAGCGACCAACAAGAAGTAACGATATTATAGAGTACGAATCACAATTTTACAAGATTAATTCAATACAAATAAGAACGGAGGGAGCTAAATCTTTTGAATATATTAAGGCAACAAAATTAGATGAAAATATTAACTCAGACGCACCAATGGACACAGGCAATATCAAAGTATACAACTACATAGCTGAGGGTGGCGAGTATCAATTTACTTACAATGGGTTAGTTGGTAAAAATGTATTTGGTGCCTTTAAAGACGGCATACAATACCTGGTAATTACATCGGGCAGTCCAGTAGGTAAGGAAGTGTTGTATAATAGTGCTACAGGTGAGTTTACATGGGGTGCTTATTTTGAAGTTAACGAGGTTGCAACCATATTATATTACTAATGGAGCTACAAGCTAAAGGATTAGATAAGTTAATTAAAAAGTTTGATGTATTATCAAGAGAAATGCAAGGCATGGTACAAGCAGAGCTTAATGCATGGGCTGATGATACAGCATCAAATGCTAAATCTTTAGTTAGTGCAAATAGTAGTGATGAAGGAGCTTTATTAAGGTCAATAAGTCCTATTTATGGTAATGGTACAGCAAAAGTAGTAGCAACAGCAAAATATGCAGCATATATTGAGTTTGGTACTAGGAAATATGCAGCAGCTTATGTTAGCAGTTTGCCTGCAGATTGGCAAGCATATGCAGCAACATTTAAAGGTAAAGCAGGTGGTGATTATTATGATTTTTTAAATGCAATTTTAGATTGGGTAAAAAGAAAAGGCATAACGGCAAGGTACTCAGTTAAGACAAGAAAAAGATTAAAAAATTCAAAAGCAGATGATGAAAGATTGGTAGATGCAGCACAAGCTATAGCTTTAAGTATATTAAGAAATGGAATACCAGCAAAACCTTTTTTATATCCATCTGTAAATAAAACTTTGCCTGTATTAAAAAGAAAATTAAGGGCTGTATTTAAAAAAATGCTATAATTATGAGAGATGTAAACAGTGCAATATTACAAGCTTACTATGAGATAGTGAATGGATTGGATATTCCTGTTTATGAGGGGGAGGAGCCGGATGATGTAAAGCATAAAATTTATTGTGTCATTAATGATGCAACATCAACTGAGACCAGTACAAACAATTCATCAGATGTAAATCTTACTATTCAGTTGAGCGTTCACAGTTGGGAGTACAAATACAACAACAGCAAAACATTAAATACAGCGTGTGGGGCAATTATAGACGCAATAAAGCCACAAGGGGTGTCAAACATAGATTTATCAGCCTTTGGATTACAAATGTGTAATTTGACCTTACAAACAGATAGGACAGAAAGATTTGGTAATTTGGGTGGAAAAGTATTTATTTCAAGGATATTGATTTTTAAACAAGATATTTTCGTAATTTCATAACAAATTAAAACTTAAATAAAATGGCAGAACACAAAGTAGCCGGTGGTACGATGTTATTATTCATTGATCCAGCGGGTGGAACAGATTACGATACAGTAGTTTGTTTAACTTCAGTAAGCAAAGCTGATTCAGTAACAGTTGTTGATGCAGCGTCAGCTTGTGGACCGGATAAAAGTCCAGGCACATTAGAGTTGTCTTATTCTTTTGAAGGACAACATTTACAAGATCCGGATAGTGGTAAAATCAGTGGTACATCACTTCGTCAATTGTTGAGAAGTAAAACAACAATAGGATGGAAGATAGCACCTGAAACACCAGTAACTGGAGATGAGATAGAAAGTGGAACAGGATTTTTGTCTGAATTAAGCAGCACATACGCATTCGATTCTATCGGAACATTCACTGGAACTATACAGCCTCAAGGAGAGCCTACAATAACTGTAACAGCTTAATTAATAACATAGGTTAATTTGATTGGCTTGTAATTAGGTCAATCAAATTAACTATTATCTAAAACAAACAAAAATGAAAATCAAACTAAACGGACGTGAGTACGGAATTAAATTTAACCAATTAGCCATTGAGAAGCTTCATGAGTTTAACGATGGTGAGACTACATCAGGTTTTATGTATGCTATGGTATACGGTGGTATGTTAGGTTATAGCAGATTAAAGCGTGAAGATGTGGAATACACTTGGGAAAATGTGTGTGATTGGGTAGATGAGATGGAGAATAAAAATGAACAGATACAAGCTGTAACACTTTTGCTTAACGAGACAAAAGTATGGAATGACCTTATAAAGCAAGGTCAAGAGATAAGAGATAATGAGGAGAAAAAAAAAGCCATAGAGAGCAGTGCTACGACAACTTAAAATTTGCATTGGGCAAGTTAGGGTGGAGTGTTGATGAATATTACTGCTCAATGCCTCATGAGTTTTATGCAGCGTGTGAGGGATATTTAGAGAGGCAAAAGGAATCGGCTATGGTCATTCGTTTTGCCTCTTTTCGTGTAGCTGAGGCTATGGCTGGAAGTAAGGCAATAGGTAAGATTAATAAGTTTTGGCCAATGGAGGATGAGAGTGATAAAAAAGAGGTTGAGCCAATGACGGCAGATAGATACAAAGCTATTTTAGAGCGACACAATTTAAAGATTAAATAATGGCAGAAGAGATAGAGATAATAGTTACGGCAACCGGATTTGATAAGGTTAGTAGTGGTCTTAAAAATACTACTGATGCATTAAAAACTACAGCTACTGAGGCTAAGAAAACTGGAGATGCATTAAGAAGTAATTTAAACAATGGAGCTACACAAGCCGGGCAATCAATACAAAATCTATCTAGAATAGCTCAGGATGCTCCATTTGGCTTTATAGGTATTGCCAATAACATCAATCCGTTAGTTGAATCATTTGGTAGATTAAAAGCTGAGACTGGTAGCACTGGTGGAGCATTAAAAGCGTTGGTTGGTGGGTTGAGTGGGCCTGCTGGTCTTGGGTTGGCATTTGGTGTAGTTACTGCAGCTATAAGTTTTGCTCAGATTGGATTTACTGCGTGGAGTAGAACAAGTAAAGAGGCAGCAGATGCATCAGATATTTATGGTGGTTCGTTAGTTAGATTATCTACAGACATAAAAAATGTAGGTAATGATTTAAAAGACTTAAAAACAGAATTAGATTTTATAAAGGCTACAAAAGATTTAGAGTTTAAAATAAATTTTGGTGGTGCGGCTGCATCTGCAAAATCTGCAGCTTTAAATGTTAGAATATTAGGAGAGGAAACAGCACAGGCTAATTTAGATGTTGGTCAATCAATTCAATTATATAAAGATGCTGAAGGTGCTTTAAATAGATTCGCAGAGACACAACAAGGATCTTTTGAATCTACGAATAATTTTAGAAATGCTATACGTTCATTTAATGATATTTCTAATGTTACATCTGATCAGTTAGCTGGCTTTACTGATGAGCAAAAAAGATATGTTCAAGTTGCTGTAGATGCAGCTAAAAAGGTAAATGAGCAAAAGAAAATTTACAAAGATTATCAAAATCAACTTGCATTATCAAAATTAGCGGTACAGGCATTAGAAGCTGAGGAACGTAGAAAAAATGTTACTAATACTAAATCAGTAAAAAAAGTTGAAACATTAAAAGATGCATACAATGCATTTATAGCTACATTAGTAGCTAATGAGAGAATAGCTTTAGCATTTAATGAGCCGGCAACAAAAGCAAACATACAAGCGTTTGAATCTTTTATAACAACTGCAATTACAAAGTTTAAAGCTAATCCAGCTTTTACATTGCCATTAGTATTTGAGTTAAATAGATTAAAAAGATCATTGGATGAAGTAAAACCTAAAGATTTAGTTAAATCATTACAAGAGAAAATAAATCTTACACCAATAGCTATACCATTTGCAATTCCACAAGGTAGTATAGATAATATAAAAAAAGATGCAGTAAATATAACTGATGCATTAGCATCAGCATTAGAATCATCAATATCTGCAATAGGTGTAGGACTTGGAGAAGGATTAGCAGCTGCAATAAATGGTACTGCTAATTTCGGTGATATTTTTCAAAGTATATTTAATGCATTAGGTGGAGTAGTAGCTACTTTAGGTGAGCAAATTATTGCAATTGGTGCAGCTGCATTAGTAGCTCAAGCTGCAATTGCTCAAGCTTTAGCAAATCCTTTTTTAGTTATTGCTGCAGGGGTTGCATTGGTAGCTTTAGGCTCATTAATAAAAAGTGCAACTAGTACTCAAAATGCATTTGCAGTTGGTACACGTAATGCACCTGGTGGTATGGCATTAGTTGGGGAGCGTGGACCTGAGTTGATTAATTTACCAAGAGGCAGTCAAGTAATCCCTGCAGCTCAAACATCTAACATGTTAGGTGGTGTAACTGGTGGATTAGAGATTTACGGCATTTTAAGAGGTCAAGATATTTATTTTAGTAATAAAAAATATAGTGCTACTTATGCACGTACAACATAATGGGATTAAAATACACAAGCTCATTTGATTCAATTAGAACGCAACTTAGATACATTGTAGAAATCTATCAGGATAGTTATGAGGGTGCTTCTATCCCATTTATTTTAGCTGGCACGCCAGTTATACATGAGTGGCAGGAAGATGATCCATTGGCACCTATAAAAGGTAGTACACTAACAATAAATCTTACTACATCAGGTGGCTTATCGTTATCAGATTTTTATTCAGACAATGACAATGAGTTTAGGGTTAAGTTAATTGAAGATACAACTGCAGGTACATTATTTGATGGATTTATACAACAAGATGATTGTAGTGAAGTGCAGATAGATTTTATACATACAATTACATTAACTGCATCCGATAACTTAGGGACTATAAAAGATATAAATTTAGATAGAGCGGCTTTTTTATTTGGTGATGTAACTACTTTAACAAATGTAGGTTGTGCGTTTGTTCCAGCTGGCCCATATATTGTAATAAACGTAGCAACTTGGAATGTGCAACCTGGTCAAACTTTTACAATAGATGGTACACCATTTACAATGGTTACCAATTTGGGTGAAATTGATTTATTTTATACAGGTTGGTGTATTCAAATAATTGAAGATATACCAGCATTAGTGATAGGCACATTTGATATAACGTATAGACAAGTAGTATCATTAGATGGTTACATACCATTAATGACTTTTATAAAGTTATGTTTACGTTCTACTTATGTAACAGATATGGGTTTAAATGTTTACAATCACATTACTCCATCCGATGGTGAGATTTTCTTAGATACTGGTGAGACTAGAATACTTGAAGATGTTACCTTATTAGGTAACACATTTTTAAAAGGTAATGAGTACATGAGTTGCTATGATGTGTTAGAGATAATTATGAAGCGTTTTAACATGTCATGCTTTCAATCTTTGGGCAGTTGGTGGATAGTGCGTTATCCTGATTTATTTTTAGATTTTGAGGAAGGTCAAACGGTTATATATTATTACAATTACAATAGTGATTTTGATTATGTAGATTTATTACAAATAAACAAATCTTATGATTTTTTATCAAATAATAGTATTGAGACTGGTTTACTTAAATCTATCATTAGACCTTATAGGAGGACATTAGAGACCTTTAATTATGTACAGCCTGAGGATTTGTTATGTAATAGCCAATTTACTGATTTAGGGCCTTTAAGACAAGTAACAACTGGTGGAGGATTTACCAATAGAGAGTATGATTTGCCATGTTGGTTTGATTATGATGCCCATCCATCACCATCACCAAATAGATTTATTAGAGTAATAAATGATGGAGGTAATGAAGTAGAAAGATATGTTGTAGTTACTGGAAGTACTTGGGATGCCCCAAGATCTGTTCAATCGCAAAATATACCATTAAATCAAGGTGATATTTTTAATTATACATTTCAATTTTCTACTGATGTAAGTCAACCTGGACCAAATAGTATACAATTTGCTATTAGAATAACTAATGGAACAACAACATTATTTTTACAAGATGATTATACTTGGGCTGCATTTCCAGGATATACAGTTTATATACCTTCAGGACAAAATACTAATCAATGGCAAAATGTCAATATTGAAAATGCAAAAGCACCATTTGATGGTATTTTAAATATTTATTTAGCTGAAGCAACAGCATCACCTTCAGATGAAACTAGGTACAAAGGATTAAGATTTGAATTAAAATTTGTTATTGCTGGTCAAGGTCAAGTTACTGGTCATAGTCATAATGCAAGCCAATCAAAAAAATTAAATAATGTAAATGATGTTGAAATATTTATTGACAATACAGAACGTTCATCAATATCAGGTACATTATTTTTAACAACTCAAACTGGCATATTACAAGATAAATGTACTACATGGAAGTTTGGATATGGTTACAATACAGGCATACCTGATGCTACCTATCAAAATCTAGGGCAGTTGGTTACTGAGACTTACATGTTTCAGCGTTACATTCCTAGAACGAAATTTAATGGCAATTTACTTAGTATTAGAAATTCAAATGGAGTGCTTAGCAATCTAGCAATATTTAGCAATGGGTTTACTGGAGCATCATTACACAATAAAATGTTATTAGGTAGTGTAGCTATAGATTATAAAAATGATTCAGCTGAGTTTACAATGTGGGAAGTATTTAATAGTGACACTGATTATGTAGACAATTTTACTGATTTTACCAACTATTTATTTAATATATTGTACGAATTTAATTATCTTTATGAAAACAACTAAGCAATGGGATTAGTAAGAGGTGAAGATGTAATACTAAGCGTTTTACAAAACCAAGATTTTGTTGGTGATGTTTATGTTCCTATTGGTTGTGCTAGATCAGTAACGTTTGACATATCCACAGATTTTATAGAAACATCAGTAACTGAATCAGGAGCGTTTAAAACATTTTTACCATCAGGCAAGCAATATAGTGGAAGTATTGAGGGATTGGTTTTTTTGGATAAGCCTGAAACTGGTGAAACAAGAGCAACAACTACACTAGATTTAACTGATATAGCTGATAGTGGAGAATTTCCTACTGATGGTAATTTATTTTGTTTAATAAGAGCTTTTGAGATTAGTAGTTGGGTAAATTTATTTGTTACTTCAACTGGTACTTTTGCAAATTTTGCAGCTTTTTTAACTTATATGAATGATGGTATAAATGCTGGTGTTAGTGGTTATCAATCTGTAATAAGTGGCAATAGTTTAATTATAACTGCTAGACCAGGATTGGGATCAACAATAAATGGATATAATTCTCAATGTTCATACGAATTTAGTCCTGCACCTGGAGTAAATATTGATTCAGCATTTTCAGGTGGTGTTAATGGTTACTTTCCTTCTAAAATAAGTATGGGTTTTTTGTATTATAAATTAATACTTGGAGAGATAATTCAAATAAGATATTACGAGGTTGATGATGATAATCATTATTTACTAAAGGATTGTAATGTTTATATTGAATCAATCAATGAGACAGCATCATTTGATAATATGACAACATTTTCAGCAACATTTAAAGGCACTGGAGTACCAGGAATAACTTATGGCGAAATATAAATACATACTAACGGTAATCTTTATACTATGTACACTTATTACCTATGCTCAACCAGCACAGTATACACCTATGACTGCTTCAGGATATCAAATGAAGCGTTTGAAAGTGGATTCAACATTACATCTACCGAGTTTTTGTGGTGTTCCCAATCTACGTGGTAGTACGGTTAAAGATGGGGCATTGGCAATAGATACGTGTGGAGGTTATCTTTATATGTGGACTAATCAACTTGGTTGGGATACAATTAATGTAACTACAACAGGTGGAGGTACACAGGATTTGCAAAGTGTATTAAATAATGGCAATACATCTTACAATAGAGATATTAATTTACTTGGTAGATCATCAGGCAATCAAATATACATTTCACCATTAGACAACAACTGGATGCCTTTTATG